CCGACTTCGTAACAAAGTCGACCACCCATCACATACGCCCAGTTACACACTTCATCCTCAAATTTCTGGTATCTTAGAACCGTATCGAAATGAGGGGTTGGGATATCCTGCCATTTTTCGAGGTGTGAAAAGTCGTCAAACTGCTGATCGAAATACTTACACGCGATGATGGAGGGATCCAAACACTTGAAGTCGCTACTATCATAAGGATAGAAACGGCATTCGTGTATACCCCTCTCGGGGATCCACTCTTTACCCACAAAAACGCCATTCTTGAAAGACCATACATGCCTCCTCTTACTAATCTCAGGAAACTGGGGATCGATACACTTCGAGATGTTATCAATCACCTCCCTCGCGATAGAGCCCCTACTCGTAAAGTTTTTCCAGATATCAAACATACAATCCTTACGCGCGAGGGAGTATACAAATTTTTCGATTGTAAATTTGGGAGACCAGGCACGGGTTCTATGACCCTCAACCGTCTTAATCTCTTCACAGCAATGACCCTTGTATCTACGGTAACCACACTTATACATCTCCTCGAGGGTGAATAAAAGACATTTTTGAAAGGGTGTCGCTTGTTCAATGTCGTCATCATTCATCGTAGACGGATCAGAGAATCGTGGGAATTGGGGATCGATGGTTGGTGTATCGACACGTTCATAGGAAATGTAATGTCTCCTAATATTTTCGAAACCATCTTCGACATGTAGGATGATGTTGGCGATCCGTTTATCGATGCTCATACCAACATCATCACGTTTTTTTATTTTTAAATTATTCACATGATTTCTCAACTCGATGATAAAATCCGTGTGTCTTTTTTTAAGGTCTCTGATCGACGGTAAGTCGATTCTTGACGGTGAAATAGATCCGTACTCATCAAAATAAGAACGATCTATGAATTGCCTGTACCCCAGATTACGTGAACTGAAGAAATCCTTTGTGTGAAGATCCCAAGTGTTTTCCAATTTCGATAACACGCTCATTATCTGTTCCTCATTCATCGACTGAATTTGCTGTTTATGAAGTTCCGTGAGGGCTTCATACCGGTTGGGTTCCTTATCGATGAAGTGAGTCTTTTCCATATTACTGATTATACAATGTTTTCTTTTAATTAGTTTTTCATGTTCTGAAGTTGAGCAAGGATTTTCACTAAAATTTTGTTTTGAACCTGCATCTGTGTAGAAATATCGACGAGGGCGCTGCAAACCGTATCACCATTGTCCGTGGCGAAAAGTGTTCCGAGGAGTTCGGTGAAATCAACCTCCTCACCCTGATCAACCTCAATCATACTTCCATCCTCTGAATAATCATCTTGTTCAATTTCCCCTTCTTCAATTTCATCAGGCTGTTTCGACATTTGTTATAAACCGAGAATTTTTGAAATCAATAAATGCGCGTTTGGACAGAATTAATTTCTCTGCTTATAGTACAACAACTCTCAAAATGGCCGGTGGTCTCATGCAACTCGTAGCTTACGGTGCCCAGGACGTCTACCTTACCGGTAACCCTGAGGTAACCTTCTTCCAGGCGAAATACAAGCGCCACACCAACTTCGCGATGGAAAACATCGAGCAGACCGTCAACGGTACTGCCGCTGGTTCCGGTCGCGTGTCGGTGACTGTCGCCCGTAACGGTGATCTCGTCGGTGACATGTACATCGAACTCCTCTCCAACACCGCCGCCGCGACCACGGCTTGCTGGGTTGCTGAGCGCGCCATCAACAACGTTGAGCTTTCCATCGGTGGTCAGCGCGTCGACAAGCACTACCAGAAGTGGTGGCGGTTGTACTCGGAGCTTTACTTGGATGAGTCCAAGAAGGCTGCGTACGGTAAGATGACCACTGGTATCTCCGGCAAGTCCGTGTACCTCCCCCTGTTCTTCTTCTTCAACCGTAACCCCGGGTTGTACTTGCCTTTGATCGCGCTTCAGTACCATGAAGTCCGTGTGGACATCGACCTTGCGTCGGATTTCACCACCTACTGCAACCCCAACACCTTCAAGGTGTGGGCCAACTACATCTACCTGGACACCGAAGAGCGACGCCGATTCGCCCAGAAGGGTCACGAATACCTGATCGAGCAGGTTCAGCACACTGGTGCCGACACCGTCGATGCCTCCCAGACCAAGCAGGTCCGCCTCTCGTACAACCACCCCGTCAAGGAGCTTGTGTGGTGCTTCTCGAACGTCGCCGCCAACAAGAACACCCTGTGGAACTTCACCTCCGAGTCTAACGACAACGATGTCGTTCTCACCTCCAACGTTGCGGGTCTCCAGTCGAACTGTGTGGTCTCCCCCTCTTGCTACGGTGCCCCTCTCCTCGTGCTCGGCACGGATGGTGGTGGCGCCACTTTCACGGAAGATGCCGTCGGTCCCATGTCCGAGTTCAAGCTGATCCTCAACGGTCAGGATCGATTCAAGGCCCAGAAGGGTAAGTACTTCAACCAGGTGCAGCCCTTCAACCACCACACCGGCTCCCCATACCCCGGTGTGTACGCCTACTCCTTCGCGCTCAAGCCCGAGGAACACCAGCCTACCGGTACGTGCAACTTCTCCCGCATCGACAACGCGCAGGTTGCCGTCACCATGGGTGCCGCCAACGGCGCGACCACCATGCACATGTTCGCCACGAACTATAACGTCCTCCGCATCCAATCAGGGATGGGCGGCCTCGCTTTCTCCAACTAAGCATCAAGTCTTAGTTTTTTGAAAACCAGTATATAAAAATTCATTTTTAAAATGCACAGTACCAATGCTGTTTAAAAATGATTAGAGATAGACCCCTGTTATAACCTAATATGCACAACTTTTCACGTGCCGAACTTTTTTAAAACGCGTATGCGATATACAGGTTTTAAAAAGGAATTTTGATTAAAGATTTTTAGCACGAGGGTGGCGACTGTATGTTTTAGTCTGTGGTCTATATTTAGATGATTTCCACCATCTGTATCCACCGAAGCCGGCGGATATCATAGACATACAACAAAGACAACAGAGTACTAGAAGTATGATTATTGGGATGAGTTCTCCCATTGCTTCTTCATTTGCTGCGTTCGCGACATCATCTGAACACATTTTAGTAAACGTCTCATCTGTGGTTAATTTCGCCTTTTCAGCGTTTGTTGCGTCTGGACTTAATTTTACATCTCTACACACACGTTTGGGGACCTTGAAATCTTTGGGTATTCTGGGGAGTGAGCGAACATAGTCCGCTGGTAGTGGTATAGGTAGCGCCAACGCCCTAGACACTATATCCATCTACTGTACTATGAGATTATCTTCCCAATCCCAAAAGATGAAGTCGCCAACAGGGATCTTATGATCACTGGTGATCAAACAGTACAAAACGTGACCAACTTCTGTGGTCGCTTCAGCCTGTGAGAAGTTCTTGACTCGTTTATACACGTCACCATCCTTTACGTAGTGTGATCCAGTTACTCGAATGTCACCGGGGAGTTTGTAATAAGGATCACTTTCGTTTTTGATTTTCAATGTGGCTTTCACGATACTTCCATTGATGAGAATATCTCCAAGTTCGAGATCCTTTAGGGCACGTGTTTCACCATTTTGGAGCTTTATAGGGGTTTCTGGGGCGAAACACCATCTCATTTTCCTTATTCTACGACCAATCCTCCCCCTACGAATTTTCCTTACAGCCCTACGACGACCAAATTTCTTGATCCTACGACCAATTCCCCTACCAATTTTCCTTACCCCCTTACGACGACCAAATTTCTTGATCCTACGACCAATCCTCCCCCTACGAATTTTCCTCCTCCCCCTACGAATTTTCCTCCCCCCCCTACGACGTCCCCTAATTTTAAGCCGTCTAGCTTTCACCGGTGCGGCAGAGGCACCACCTTTTTTACTTAACATTTTAGTTATTGGCTTTCTGAAAACAAAACCAATGATCGCGGATATGATGGATGATATACAACATATGAGTAACGTCATCATCCAACCACTTCCTCCTCCTCCATCTCCTCGCAATTTACTGAGTGGTATGGGATTATACGAAGCCATATTATATATTTGATATATATTTTTTTAATGAGAGGGGGTCAGATTATCTTCCCAATCCCAAAATATGAAGTCACCGACTGGGATCTTATGGTCACTCGTTACGAGACAGCAAAGTTCATCATCAACGATTTCAGTGCGTGTAGCGCCAGGTAAATTCATCACTCGAATATATTTATTCTCATACTCGACGTGGTGCTTCCCTGTGACAAGGATATCCTTAATCTTGTAATATGGGTCGTTTTCATTCTTGATTTTCATCACCGCGTCAACAACACTGCCATTGATAAGGATGTCACCCAGCTTCAAGTTCTTCATGAGTACTGTCTCCCCACTTTCAAGCTTGATAAGGGTTTCGGGTGAGAAACACCATCGGCGTCTCCGGAATTTCTTAAATACTTTACGTACTTTACGAACTGCTCTTCGGGGTCTCCGGATTTTCCTAAATACTTTACGAACTGCTCTTCGGGGTCTCCGGATTTTCCTAAATACTTTACGAACCGCTCTTCGGGGTCTCCTAAATACTTTACGAATAGACCTCCCAACCTTTCTAACCGCCCTTGGTGGTCTCTTAAATACTTTACGAATAGACCTCACAACCTTTCGAACTGCCCTCGGGGGTCTCTTAAACGCTTTACCAATAGATCTCCCAACCTTTCTAACTCCCCTTGGTGGGGGTGCCCTTGGGGGTGCACTCGGTGTAGGTGGAGCGGCTTCTCCACCCCCTTCTTCCACAGTGGCTTGTCTGCTTCGCAAAAAAGCAAATGCTGCTCCACCTCCACCGAGTACACTCACTGATGAACTCGAGCAGCAGCAGATTCCTAATAGTAACATTATCATAGAACCGTTGTCACCCATCTGATGTATACTATTATTACACCGGGATTAAATTTCCAGTCATATGATGGATCGGTTTTTTCATAGAACGCTGTACTTTAATTTTTTTGATAAGAGAATCAACATTTTCTTGTGTAGGGACGAGGTTATCTTCCCAATCCCAAAACAACATGGAACCGACCGGAATTTTATGGTCACTCGTGACGAGGCAACTGAGGATGGGATCAACAATTGAGGTGGGTTTCGCACCTGGGAGGTTCATGACACATACGTATTTGTTTCCGAATTTAACGTAGTGCTTTCCGGTTACGTATATGTACTGCTTGAGTTCAGCATCGTAAATCTTGTAATAAGGGTCATTTTCGTTTCTGATTTTCATCACAGCGTCAACAACGCTACCATTGACGAGAATGTCACCCAGCTTCAAGTTCTTGATGAGTACCATCTCCCCATTTTCAAGCTTGATAGGGGTTTCGGGGGAGAAACACCATCGAATTTTCTTGACTCTAAATGCCTTTTTAAATGCCCGTCCCGTCTTTTTAGCACTCCTACCTATAGCTCTACCAGTCTTTTTAGCACTCCTACCTATAGCTCTACCAGTCTTTTTAGCACTCCTACCTATAGCTCTACCTACTTTTTTGAAACCTCCACCGATAGCCTTAAGTGGGTTTAGTCCCTTAATGAATCCCAGGAGCTTATTACCCAGGAAAAACCACATAATAACTGGACTGCTCACAGATGATGAACAACTCGACGCCATACTGGACATCATGATTATAGGTAACATGTTAGCTGCCATGATGACTTTATTAACTATACTATACTGAGAAAAAAGTATTTAAACATATTAACCACAATCATTACATGTATGAAATTTACACCGATGGAAGTTGTTTAGGAAATCCCGGTCGCGGTGGTTGGGGTGTTGTGAGTGACTCTTTCATACTATGTGATAACGAGAGAAACACGACTAACAATAGAATGGAAATGACGGCAATCATAAAAGCCATTGAAGAGTGTGTAAAGAGAGATATTCAAGAAGTTTGTATATGTACTGATAGTAATTACGTCAAGAATGGTATAAACGCATGGATCATAAACTGGAAGAGAAATGGATGGAAAACATCTACTGGGGCAGATGTAAAAAATAAGGAACTATGGATTGCTATGGATGAAGCGCGTAAAAAACTGAAGTCTATTGAATGGAGGTGGGTGAAGGCACATAATGGAAATCCCAAAAATGAACAGGTAGATAAATTAGCCAGGGAGTGCGCTAATAAATTATCCGTGTAACATAGACCATGTGTAATAAACAAGACGAAGACTGTGAATGGTGTGAAAAAGAAGAAAAATTACTTATAAAATGGGCAGAAAAGGCGGCTGGATACCGCTGGTTACATAACCATGCACGCCTATTTTATAAACAACAGAATGATTGGTTAGCCTACCCTAGTATAGTTATAGCGAGTTTAACTGGTGTCGGTGGTTTTGCAGTGCTAAATCCAAGTGGGAACGATGACGTTTCCGATGATACCAAAAATAAAATTATGATAGTCCAATACCTTTTCGCATTTCTAAATGTACTCGGTGGGATACTCACCTCTATTAGTAAATTTAGTCAAAGTTTAAGTCTCTCAGAGGCGCACTCAGCCCAGTGTGTACAATGGTCTAAATTCTATAGAAGTATAGACATGGAACTTTCACTTGAGGTTAGACACAGGGGTAATGTACTTGACTTTATTATGAAATCGAGGGAAGAGTATGACAAACTTCTCATCGATTCACCTGATATACCAGCTATTACCATCCGGGCGTTCTTAGTACAGTTTCCCGATAAAGAGAATAAGCCGGATGTATGTAATGGTCTGAGTATTATTGTAAATGATGATGCTGCATCTCTTACAGGTTCTAGACGCGCAGTGACAAGATGGTTAGGGGCTTTTAACACTATATCAACCATGGCAGCATCTAAAAGGAGAGGAAGTTCAGATATAGAAAGGGATGGTATACACAGAGTGGAATCTATATAAAAAAATATATGTTAATTATAAATGCAACGATTAACGGGAGTTTTCCTAATTACAATGGTGTTCGGTCTCTTCTATTTCTTACTCGATAAGATGAATCCCAAAATGTTCGGATTTAAAACAATGTTAGATCCATTCTATTTTTCCTTCACTACCATGAGTAGTGTCGGTTACGGTGACTTTAGTCCTAAGACTGATATGGCTAAGATGCTAGTTATGGTTCAACAAGGTTTACTCATCGGTGAAGTAGTTAGTCTTCTAGGTCTCGAGACGAACGCCAGTGTGATGAACCGCTTTGCACAGATTTCTGCTATGGTACCACCAGTCATGAAGACCGCCTAGACAGTACACGATTTATCCGCTGCGAAAGCGTAAAAGGCTGTCAGTCCAATCGTAGAACTTACTAAAACATTCTTATAACGAGGTAAAAATGCCATGGCTACCACAAGTAGACACAATATGTATATATATACGAATTGTGTGTATTCCACGAGCGCTCGAGAATATCTGGATAGACCCGGAGAACCTGGGTATGATACAAATAGTGCGTCAGATGTTTTACGTATATCTGTTGGTTTGAAATTATGAAAAATGATATTCTTTTCATCTACTCGTATATCTTCACGACTTCTACACAACGTGTTAAAGTTTAGTTGATCATCTTTACATTTTGCATTTTCTTCCGCCGTGAGAAACTCCCTAAGTTCCTTTGCGTACCCCATATACATCCCAGCATTGGCAGTTCCACTTCCTTTACATGTACCAAAAACCAAACTTGTAATAAAGGTACCACTTATATTTGGGTCACTCGATAAAAGAATTTTACAATTAAACTCTTTAAAAAGTTCTATAATGTTTTCTGGGTTTTTGTTAATCTTCGTATCGAAACCATCGAGAAAGACAATTATATCAGTATCATTTTTGGTTTCGAGATATTTCAAAACACCTTCTGTTTTATCTGAAAATCCCTTCCATTTTGTACCCCATCCCAAGACTTTGATTGGTACCCCAAACTTGTTATTTACAAGTTCCTCAAACATACCCTGAGATTTGTTCGCGTATGTTATAATTTCGAAAGACATCACTCTATATAGTATAGAAACATCTTTCTTCGCCTATGAGTTGTTACTTTTACGATCCTGGAGGTATGGGGTCGCATAGTAGTACAAGAAACAACTTAAAGCTACTGACGGAAAGAAATATAAGATCCTATAGCTCAGTTGGTTAGAGCGTGGTGCTTATACTATATGTATACATACGTGGGGTAATTCTCATATAAGGCACGCCAAGGTCACGGGTTCGAGACCCGTTAGGATCATTTTTATAAGTATTTTTTTGTGTACTTATAAAAATGGTTAGATCTATCAGAATAAGTATATCTGATTTAACAAACCCAAAAGATTTGGATTTACATTTTAGAAGGGCTTGGTTGTTCAACGAACAGGTTCGTCTCGTGATGGATACGACCGATTGTAAACAATTATCGTTGAAAAGAATTCTCTCTATGAAAGATGTTCTGGATCGTCATAGACCTCAGTCTAAAAAATATATAGATCACACAGTTGTTCTCGTACGATCCAGATTGGCGCAATTTATTCTACGTACAGGGTTGTTTATCATTCGACCCGAGAGACCCGTCTTCATTAATATCCGTGTTTAAGCTTCTTAATGCTCGCATCAGGTTGTACTCTCGAAAAAAAGCCCCTTCTCCCGTGATCACTGTGTCCTATGATACTCGAATGTGAGCGATCGATGTGCATAAACTTCCTTAAATCTTTATAGTATATTCGAGCACCCTTGGCGATAAGATCCTCGTGTTTCATATCAATATGATTATCCATCGGTAAGAAGAATCGCTTGTACCATCTCATGTTATGAACGTTTATGAGATAACACTTTGTACTCGAAATCCATTTGACCTTTTCTAAGGTTCCTTCCTTCTTTTCGGGGAGTCGTGATAAACAATGGAAAAAGCACATCTCGAGATCATCACCCTTCTCATCAATCACGGATTGTATTTGATCATATATTTTATTTGAATCTATGACTACGTTGTCTTCAAAGATGACGGCGTATTTCAAATCCTGATCAAAACACCTCTTATAAAAATCCATATGTCCCATAAAACACCCAATCGCCCCCAGGTTGAAATATGTTATATCCGGTCTCTTCACAGTTGGATCTTCGTACATCTCAACTGCCTTTTCATAATAATCATGATCAATCAACTCCTGAAATTCTTGTGCTGTTTGTGGAGTTCTTGTATCCTTTCCGTAAATGATTTCGAGTGGAATCTTTGTATCGATCGATTGAATAAATCGTTCACGTCTTGCTGGCTCATTTTTCATAGCCAGTAAAAAACATTTGAAATCATAATTCGCAAATTTTCTACGTTCGGTACGTACAAGTAGTAGTACCGCGACGATTAATAAAATTATGAAAACAATCATACTACTTAAACAGGATATTTTTATGTAAACAAATGGAGAGCGTCATTGACGCCATTGGATTGACGAGTTCTATACTCATCGCGGTCATGTTTGTCCCCCAAATTGTTCATGTCTATAGAACCAAAGATACTGCAGCCATCAATTATACATTCTTAGGTCTCAATGTTTTGGCAAGTTCATTGGGGTTGGTGTATTCAATCTATTTCAATGTGATACCTATGATTGTTGCCAATACGAGTGCTGGTTTGTTCTCTGTTTCTCTCGTGAGTATGAAGATCATAAACGGGGTTAAAGGAAAGACTCATAATATAGATATAGTGGGGGGCGACGGAGCCACTCCGGCTCTCATGGTCTAGTGGTTATGACGCAGGTTTCTGATACCTTCAGTCCAAGTTCGATTCTTGGTGGGAGCTCATCCCACCTCTCTTAGCTCAGTTGGCAGAGCAATGGACTGTAGTTCCATTTGTCACCTGTTCGATTCAGGTAGAGAGGAGACGCGTACCGTATATTGATAGTACAAATGTCCTTTTTTTCCCATAGCTCAGTTGGTTAGAGCGTGCGACTGTTAATCGCGAGGTCACCGGTTCGAACCCGGTTGGGGAAGTTTTTTACTTTTACAGTGTGTTTTCCACTTTGTAAAATTTCTTTTTTATACCTTTCCAAAACTTCTTTCTCTGTTTTGTATATTCCTAAATATAACTTAAAAACATAATTCTTATCAATAGTAATGTCTACTCTTACTAACTTTCTGATTAATCCTGTGTTCTCATTGAAGAGACGTCATCGGAATAATTCTTCCCTTCTCGATGCCCCACCCCCACCTGTGAGTGACACGAAACAGTGGGAATTTGGGAGTTATTGTTGGAAAGCAACGGTTGAGGCTTTGGATAAAGATGGTCTCGTTGATCGGACATTTATTGGCTATAGTCAGAATATGGATATAACGACGAGAACCCAGGTTGCGTGTGATCGTTTCAAGCAAACTGGAACTGTGTGTGGAGAGGTGCAGATGATGATGAAAGGTGGTGAATGTGATGAAGTTATTTTTATGAAACAAAAGACTGGTGCGATGACCACCCTTTGAGACTGATCTCACTCTCTTCACACCATGGGTACACCTCCTCCTCATGGGTACCTATGAAGTTTAGAGCAGACATACCAGATTCGATGCATTCATCGCAGATGGCTTTATTATCGTCGATGAGTAGACCGATGTTTAGGGCTCGACAGATATCAACTTTCTTGACTTCATTTGGGGTATAACTATTTGTGAGAATGATATCATCGAAAATTCCTGGGAAGAAATGATCGATCCATATTTCAGTTTCCTTCCGCACAACATCCTGGCGACCCGTGACAATGTACATCTTTTCGGCATTGTCACGGATTGACCGCATCGCTTTTTGTGACCCCCTTATCGGTTTAAGAACTTTAAAGTGTCCAGACTTGTAAAACTCTTGAACCATTTTTTGTGATTCTTCTTCGGTGACACCAAAAATATCCCGATAGACATAACTATATTTGGTTTTATCTGTTTTCTGAATACCAGACTTTTGTTTATGATACCTGGACATGGGATTGAGAAATGGGACAAGAACTTCATCGATGTCGATTGCAATCCTATTCATTTATTATACTCTATTATTATTCATAATCTCTAACTACCACACCAACAGGAAATCTCGGTATACCCAGAGCTGTTAGATTTTGAAACCGCACAGTGAGGTTCTTTCCTATGTACCGGTCCTTGTTCGCGAGAAAGGTTCGCCGACTTTCGATGGTTCCCTCGGGTCTGACTGAAAACTGGTGATCACCAACTGTACACACCCAAATCGCTGTACCTTTATCTCTCCCAGTGCCTTCTTTTACATCGATAATTTCATATTCGTCAGTTTGAAACATTTTAAACTTTAAAAGATAATTACTCCTCTTCCCAATCTCATACGTACTCGAAGATTCCCTAATCATGATACCTTCATATCCCTGACTAACAAACATATCATGGTAGCCTTTGATATCAACTTTCTTCTTCACGAGGAACGTATCGACTGTGATCTCACTCCTCCTTTCTTCAAATGTGAGGTTTGGACGATTGGTATCGAAATAGTCAAATACATGAAACTCGAGTTCTTTAGGGTTCATCTTAAACATACTCGTAATCTCCTCGAATGATTTACCTGGTGCATAACACTCTCCATCGAGGTATTCTCCATCCCGAAGCCCTCGAGCCAGGTGATCCACCCCTTCAATGAGTTTACCAGTTCTCGAGAAACACCTTTTATTGGAAACGATGAGACGGACGCCATCTATTTTGGGTTGGACATAAAAGGGTTCTGTGATGTATTTCTCTCGATCCTCCCACTTATTCGCCAACATTGGGAGAATTTGGGTACACTTAATATTTTCATTATTCCACACAGTCTGTGCACGAGCATAAGCTTTTTCATACCCAGTCTTCACATTCGTGCGAGAGACTGAAACCTTCTCACTCCCGAGAACACCAGTCGTCTTCACGATGTCCGCGGTTCCATTATTAAGTTTATCAACCCTTATATCGGTGAATCTCTCATTCCCATGTTTATCTTTCTTTATAAGGCGTTCCATACTACGAATATTTAATTTCTCACCTTTAAATAGATGCCTGGGTTACCAGTTGTAAATTACGGCAGAATGGAACGACTTAGGCATGTAGAAAGCACAGTATTACAACCAAATTTGAATACATTTTGTGTGATATTTATAATTCTATGTCTATTGGGTCTCTATAAACGTTCAGTCACGATCAATCAACGAAATGCGCAATCCCATACTTGATACACTTCGATGGACTCAGGTAAATGTCTTTCTTCATGAGACGCTTGAACTTCTTCTCGGGGATGTTCGTCTTTGAGAGGTACATCTTCTTGAGCATAGTCATAAACTTTGTAGATGTCTTCATTTCATTACGAAGATCTTGGAAATTACCCCAAAACTCTGTAGTAAGCTGGTGAATCAGAAGGTACGCATTCTTCCCTATGCGACGCTCTGAACCACCCAGGAATAGAAAGGTAGCCGCACTACAACAGGAACCTTGGGCGATGGTGACAACCTTGACCCTAGAGCGCTCGAGAACATTCATCATGTTTAGACCAGAGAATATGTCTCCACCATCACTCATGATAGATATACGAATTTGTGGTTCGTACCCAACGAGTTCAGCCTTCTTTTTCAACATCTCAATTTCAAGCTTCTTGAACTGTAAAACAAACTCGAGTGCATTTTCACGATCTATGTCGCCATAGAATAGAATTTCATTTCCGATAGTCTTGACACTGTCGTTGATCTCGATCTCCTTTTCTTCATCGGTCATAGGCATTCTTCAATGCTTTCTTTACTCTTGTTACGTCTTTTGATTTTAAGCCGTTTCCAACAGCGAGATGATTAATCACGTCGAAATCTTGTGGTGTGATTCCATAATGAATGAGTGTACTTAGGTTTCCCTTTTCAGCATAATTCTTTAATAGACACAGTTCTTCAATACCAAGACCCATCCTCGATTTTTTCTTAATTTCCTCATACTTTTGTTTCCGCATTTTATAATTTCCCAACTTTGTCCAACAGCTCCCAGGTCTGATTTTATCCTGCTTAAGTGGTTCACCCATGCATGATTTTGGTATAGTCAATGCGTATAGTACAAAGTAAGGCATCATGTACCAGTTGGTGGATTGGTAAATATGGTTATCCAAAACATCCGCCATCGAGAAAGAATCTGTAGACCCCACTACGTCTACACCCTTGGAATCGATGTAATTCTCTTGGAATATATCCCAAATGTGTCCATGTTCGGGTATACTATCCATTATCTCGATAGGACTTGAATCAGTCAATACACTAGTTATGAAATCTTTCGGTGTTTTGAAGTCATCTATCTCATCATATCCATCGATATACGTAAAAAAGTTTCTAATGTTTCCAGCTGCTCTCACAGCGGCGTTGCGGATCTCAATCCCATCCTTTTCCACCAAAGTCATCAAAACATCGGGTTTATGCCTCGGAACGAAAACAGTTTCAAAATTAGGAAACATACACATGTTTGTAGTCGTGATCAGAAGAGAACCTCGAGTGAGATTGTTTCCATCCGAAACTTCTTCAACCAATGATTTGAATACAGTATCGTAATCTTCTATGAATACATGCTTTCGGGTAGGTTTAATAAACTGTAGAAAAGGTGATTCACGTTTCAAGTGTGACGTTTGTACTTCAACATGATTCGTCCCTTCGAGTACCCTTTGGAGAATGAACGATTTTCCAACCCCAATAGCGCCACATATGAACACATTCTTACCCTCATGGATGTATCTACGAATCAGATCAATCTGTTTCGTGTGTATTGTTGTAACAACGGGACTTTTTTTTTGTTCAATTATCTTAATGAAGGAGTCCATTGATGATCTTACTAATCAGGCGATAGATTTGGTGTTGCAAAACGACGCACTACATAAACGTGTCATCGAACCTTTAAAAAGGAAAATGTTTCCATTCATTGCATCAGCAGTCCTTACCAATCTGACGATGATTATTCTGTTGGTGTACCTTGCTCGACGTCTGTCTCCTCTTCCTCTTCCTCTTCTTCTTCCTCTTCCTCTTCCTCTTCCTTAGGTGCCAAGAACGTACCAACTTTTTCAAAAATAGTATCCTTTGTTATGGCTCGAATAGGTTCTATAGTTTTTGCTAATTTTAAGAGTGGAATAGGGCGCACATTCAATATTTCGGGTTTTGTGAACGCACCATCAATTGGATAGTCTTTCTCAAACGATTTCAAGATTTCTTTGGGGATGGGGGGGGACTGTTCCAGTAGACTTTCGTATATCGATTTACACTCGTCCACAAACTTTAGACCCTCCTTACTACGCTCGTCACGGGGGAGCGCCAGCTGGAGGCGGATGTTTCTAGAAAGTCCACCATGACCCAAAGCAGCCGTCCTGTGGTTCTCCATGAGTTCATTGATTTTCAGGAATTGCATGATTGTTGCGATGAGACCAGCTATGAGGTTCATACCACCAATAATGGCGGGTACACCACCCCGTATACTTTCAGGGAACGAACTTTGGGCAAAATTCGCCGTACCCGTGATTGTCGAAAGAACAATTACAGGTAAACTAAAACGCAGACTGAGTTTTTTATACATCAGAAAAGCGCGGTGGTGCATATACCGATAACACGCGGACGCTTCACCCCATTGGCGTAGCACGTTTTCGTGGTACTCGTTCCACATTTCTGCCATATTAATATCTTCAGACATGTTATAATAGATGAATATAATTTTTATCATTCATCTTATTTTTCTTTTGTGGATCTTGATTGTTCCTTTCATGAATGACCGGAGAAATTTGGAATTCTATTCGATTCTCATACCATTCATCTTCTACCACTGGTCAGTGAATGACGATACGTGCGCACTCACACAAGCTGAGATGATGATCACGGGTCAGAAAAAAGAGAAAACTTTCATGGGTCGTGTAGTTGGACCAATCTATAAGATGGAAGAAAACGAAATCAATCATCTTACAAAAACTGTGTTTTTCATACTTTGGGGTATAGCGCAATATAGACTCGGACATTTTGATAATATTATCAAAGACAGTTTCAAAATTTTTGGGGGTAAAAAAATTAACTCCGTTTGATGAGTTCCTGAACACGTTTCATAAATTCCCTGTTTCGCTTAATCTTCGGATCGGCATTAATGATGCGAAGAAGAGCCGCAGACGGTATCTTGGGTGCGTTACCCTTAGGTTTAGGGGTCGCCTTTAACTTTTTACGCGCTTCCTGGATTTGTTTAGTGGTTGGCATTTTATTATGTGTACATATTTTATAATGACCAGTGTAAACAATTTCATAGCGATGCTCATGAACTCTCGAACACAAACCCATTATTTCCATCTCAACACGAATTCATATGCACAGCATAAGGCACTCGAAAAGTATTACACGGGGATCGTACCTCTCATCGATGCGTATTCTGAGACGTATATGAGTACCCATGAAAAAATCAAACCTGTACAGATGAATAAACGTTTTAACAATAATTCGGAACTAGTCGAAAAGTATTTCAAGGATTTATTACGCCGTACGAAATCTATGAAACTTCCTAAGGATACAGACTTGAAAAATATCCAAGATGAAATTGTTACACTTATACGAAAAACACTTTACATGTTGAAACTTAAATAAATTTAAATTTATCAAAAAAATGAACACAAGACCTAAAATTGTCAAATATAATCATACATAACGCATCAGCTATATCGTGTTTCCTCTCATAAGGAATTCCACCTTCTATGTATTTTTCTGCTATGGCTACTGTTCTTTCCTTACGTTTTTCATACTCTAAATGTCGCATTCCAAAATGCACATGCATGCTCACAGGTGACACTAATAGAACCTTCTCTTTGAACATGTAATGTAATAAAATCTCGATATTTTGAAAGCCACCAGGTGGTTGTCGTTCTATAAGTATTTTGTCAGCTGAGTCGAAAATACTTTGGTGATCTTCTACAAATAAAGGAATCGTGTCTACAAAATCATTTGACTTTATATATTTATAATCTTCTAAACTCACCTTCTTTAGGAACTCTACCGTAATTTTTGGTCCCGATAAAGACTCGGCTAAAACGAGACCCATATTATGATACCCGATGTCTATCGCCAACACCTTCATGTCTTTATGTGAAAGATTTTCCTTAACTATAATTTACACTAAATGGAAGTTCATTTGCCGTATCTATAAATTTGAATGCAAATGAAATGCGAGTTAAACCCGGGACTAACGGTGCATAAGCCTGATGTGGTATATACCCCTTGAATAGTACAGCTCTTTTTGTGAACGGTTCAATTCTGGTAATTTCTTTAGTTTTCAATTCCAAGTCTCCACCAGCTTTATCATAGTTTTCGGGTGTAATATCACCTATATAGATTAAAAGTGTATATACATTTGGTTTTTGATCATCTATGTGTAATGTCACGTCTTGTCCACGTACTTGACGATTTAAATAAACTCGTTGTAAAACAAAATTTGTATTCGTACATTTGTCTATTCTATTTTTAATTTTCAAAATGAACTTTTTTGCAGAAGGGATAATATCTTCCATTCCATAATCCCAATCCCTTTGAGGTCTCAAATCAATTAGAATTTTTTTATAAGCATTATCTGCTGGTATGAAATACCACTGTCGGTTTATGGCTGGCTGTTTTTCACCATAGTATTTATTATCTAAATTGAGTGATTGTTCACCAATGAATTGTCGAGCCTCTTCTAGCTCTTCGTCGTTGATGAAATTTT